ATCAACCACCACACAGGTTCTGGCACCTATGCTTCTTGGACGGTAAACCTTGAAGGTGCCGCTGGCATCCAAGGCCCTGCTGGCCCGACTGGAGCCACAGGAGCAACTGGCCCCGCTGGCCCTACTGGCCCCCAAGGCATCCAAGGCCCCGCTGGCCCCGCTGGCCCGACTGGTGCTACTGGTGCTACTGGTGCCACCGGGGCTACTGGCCCGACTGGTGCTACTGGTGCCACCGGGCCTCAAGGCCCAAAGGGTGATACTGGTAATACCGGCCCGCAGGGCGAACAGGGTATCCAAGGCCACCAAGGCGAGCAAGGCCCGCAAGGCCCGCAAGGCATCCAGGGCGAGCAGGGTATCCAAGGCGAGACTGGCCCCCAAGGCCCTCAAGGCCCCGCTGGGGATGTTCCCGAAGCACCCATCGACAACATTCCCTATGTCCGCTTGAACGGCGCTTGGGAAGCACTCATCATTTACTAACACTATGGCTATTGATCTCTACTCCAAGGCTACGCTCGACACCCTGTTGGCGGCTAAACTTTCCGACGCTCCGAGCGACGGCACGACCTACGGCCGCAAGGATGGTGCTTGGGAGGCCATTGTTGCTGGCTCTGCTACTTGGGGTGCCATCACCGGGGATGTCACCGCGCAGACCGACCTCACGACCTACCTCTCCAGCAACTACTACCCGCTTACTGGCAATCCTTCTAGTTTCCTTACCAGCGTTCCTGGCAAGACCGTAAATACGCCTAGTTCATATCCGTACACGCTGACCGCTGGTGATACGAACAACATCGTCAGCATTTACGGAGGGACTTATTCCCCTGCTATCACGGTTCCTCTGGACTCCACCTATGACTTCCCAATCGGGACTGTCATCCTTATCGTCACAAACGATACCTACAATGGCATCAATGGTGAGTCTGGTGTTTCCATCAACTACGGTACTGGTGGTAGCCTTGGTTCCAATGTTGTGAACCTCGTCAAGATTGGTTCCAATAACTGGATTTACGCCTAATGCTCTACCTTATTGCCATCGTCCTCTCCCTCCTGGGTGGCTTCGTCTGCGGTTTTCTTTTTTACCGCAACAACGCCGCCAAGATCCAGACCAAGGAGTCCGAGACCCGCAAGTTGCTCGACGCTCTCAAGGGCAAGTGACTGTCTTACGATGCATCGTATTTTGGTAATCGCCCTGCTGGCCCTTACCGGGTGCGAGACGGCATCGGAACTGCCCAAGCAACCCGACGCCCCCACGGACGGCGGGATTGTGAATAAGGTTGGGAATGACCTTGATAAGTCGGATGGGCGGGTAGCCGCCGCCGTGACTGTCGCCCAGGAAAACGCCGACAAGCCCACGGTCGTCCGCGCCGAGACCGGCGTCGCCCTGTCCTACCTACCAAAGCCCAGAGAGGGAGACCTATCTTTCGCCCGCATCCGGGCGGCCAAGGCAGACCCCGCCGACTACAAGGCCGCCGAGGAGTACGGCAAGCGGTTGCAGGATCGCATCAACGCCGCCTGGGTGAAGATGGAGGCCGACCAGAAGGAAGCCGCCCGCGTTTCCGCGCTCAAGGACGCCAAGATCAAGGAACTAGATGCCAAGATTCTCCAAGTCGAATCCGACGCCCGCAAGAACCTGTACACCCTAGCCGCCATCGGCCTTATGGTCATCGGCGGTCTGGCTATGGCTTTCGGGAGGTATATGGCTGGGGCTGGCCTACTGGCCACCGGGCTGTTCGTCGGGGCCGTCCCCTACCTGTTCGGAACCGTCTGGTTCATCCCTTCCATCGGCGGCATCATCATCATTGGCATCGTGGTGGCCTACGTTCACTTCTTCCGTAAACCCAATGTCTCCCCCTGTTCCGAACCCATCGAGTGATGACGTCCAGGCTGTAGCCAAGGACGGCGTCATCGCTGGCGCCCTAGGGTCGGCGGCTATGGCCGCCCGCCTCCTGCTCTCCACGGAGCCTGTCTCGTTGGGCTGGGTTGTTCGCCGGGTCTTTGCCGCCGCCATCACCGCCGCCTTCGTCGGCTGGGCTGTTACCGAACACATCCAATCCGTCCCCCTTCGATTCGCCGCCGTCGGTGCTTCTGGGTACGCGGCCCCAGAAGTCCTAGACTACCTGCTCAAATACATCAAGGCTCGCGGCGAGGCCGAGGTGTCCAAAGTGAAGAAAGGAATCCGTGGCAAAGCCAAGCGAAAGAAGTGACGACAACCTACTGATCGCCGTAGGCATCATACTGGTCATCGCTTGCGTCTGCGCCCTGTACACGGCTTGGGTCGTCCAGGGCGTCCTTGAGAGTTTCCAAAACTCCCAGACGATGGCCCTTTTGATAACTGACGCCGGGGTGAAGTCGGACGACGTCAACCTAGAGCGCCAACTGTCGTCGGCCACCGCCGCCCTCAAAATGTCCGCAGACATCGCCTATGCCCTTGTCGTGGCATCGCTGATGATGGGGTTAGCCCTTGGATGGCGAGTTTTGGCTAAAAGGGTGAATGGGTAGGTATAGACCACCTAATCAAAACGCCTCCTAGGCACCTTTACGTCAGTCTTCTAGGTGCGTACCCTCGTAAAACAGCGCCGCACCCACCTTTTTCGGGGTTATGATGCCATTGGTCACCATAGCCTTGAGGACGGCTTCGGCCTGTAGGCGATCCAGACTGTAGTCCTTCTCCAGTTCCTTGATGAGCGCCCCCCTAGCCGTTGATGGCTTGGACGAGAAGTGGGCGTACTGCTGGCCGACCTTGAGCAGTTCAAACTTGGCCGTAGCCGGGACGACTTCCCACAGCACCTTGCCCTCCGCGTGGCGCAACTTGATGGACAGAGTCGGCTTGCCATCTGGCATCCGCATCCCGGCCAACTTGCCGCGCTTGGTAAGGTTGAAGGAGAAGATCGGGTAATCCTTGGACTCACGACGGACGCTGATGATGGCCCTCGCCCAGTTCGTGAGTTCGGAACTTCCCAAGCCGCTGTATGCCATATCGCTGATGGTCTGTCCGTCCGTGACCTCCTTGGGCTTCGGCTTACCTTCGTGGTGGATGAAGACTATGATGCACCCGGTGTCCTTGAGGATGGGCTGGATGCAGTTGCGAAGAAAGTGGCTGGCCACTTCCTGCTTGGACAGGTCGCCCCCGACGTAGGACAGCAGGGGGTCGCAAAAGATGACGTCCAGCCTCTGGCGCACGACAATCTTGCGGACGAGGTCGGCGAAGTCCTTGCCGGTCTTGGAGGTCTCCGTGTAGAAGATCAGATTGTCCCGCAAGACCTGGCGGTCGGCCGCCGACAGGGACATCGACGACGTCACCCCTTGGTAGGCTTCGGCAAGGTCGCCGACGTCGCACTCTGCCTGGACGACGCCAACGCGGAGCGCCTTCTTCACAGGGATGCCAAACAACTCACGGCCCAGCGCCCACGAACAGGCGGTCTGCATCGTGAAGGACGACTTACCGATACCCGACTGCCCGGTGATAAGCAGGGAACCGCCTCGACACAGCCAGCGTCCGTGGCCGATGACGTGGTTGGGGTCTTCCTTGGTGTTGTAGGTCTCAAGGAAATCCGTGCGGAGTTCATCGGGGAGGTCGTGGCCCTCCTTCCAGATGACCCAGGAGTCCCAGTCCTCCGCGCCGACGTTGAGCGCGACGACCTTCTGCTCCTTCTCGCCGCGCATAACCCCACCTAGGCGAGACCAGCGGGATGGGTTCTTGTTCTGGGGGTCTGGATCGTGGTCGGCCAGAAACTCGTAGATGGCGTTGCGACGCTCCTCCCATTGTGCCTTGTCGGTGGCATCCACCCGCACCCAGGCGTGGACGGACTTGCCGCCAGACTCGATGAGCGCCGTGATGGGAAGGTTGGACTGGTGGAAGATGGCAATCTGCTCATCCCTGCCCTTGGCGTCGAACTCGACGAGGATGTGCCGATAGGCCGACACGCCGCTGTCGGAGCCGCTGAAGTCATCCTTCAGAAATGGATTGATGCGAACCCACGCGCCCTGTTCGGAGCGCTCGTAGTGCTTCTTGTTCTTGGCGTCTGGGCCGAAGAATCTGGTGATCCACTCCGCGCGCGTGAGGAACGAACCCTTCGACGCCGGGTAGTAGCGGCCGTCTTCGGACTGGCCAGCCTCGTTGGTGATGCAGACGTACTCGTCATCCTTGAAGGCCGCCAGCAGGAGGTCGGCCGTGCCAAGGGCGCCTGTAGCCACAACTGGGGCAGGGCGCTTCGGGTCGAACATCATTCGGCCATTGGAGCCGACGACCTTGTTGTCGCTCTTCAGCCAGCCCTTCGGCTTTTCGTGGGGCTTGACGAAAGCGTCGTTCAACTTGTGGCGCAGATCCTTCTCGCCCCAGGGCGGCGAGCAATGGCTGGTGTTCCATTCCTGCAACAGCGTCCAAGCGTCGTCGTAGGAAAGGTCGAAGCCGTGGGCCAAGATGGACGCCGCGCGGTAGGTGGCGGGATGCCCGCCCTGCCCAGAAATAGCGTGAGGTAGTTTCGCAAGGTAGGCTCTCGCCCCCTTGATTCGATCTTGGGTGGTCATCGTTGTTAGGAGCCGTACTTGATGCGGATGCCGGGGAGGTTGCAAATGTTATCCCAGTCTTGAATCCGCATCGTGGCGTCAATCAACCTTCTGAAGCAATAGATAGGACGTCCGTCATTGGTCATCTCGACGATGGCGCAATCGTAGTCATTGCGAGGCTCGACAAGTAGTCCATTGGTAAACCTACGCTTTCGAGATTTCATCTTTGATCTCCTCGACAATGTTGATGCGCTCGCCGATGTACTTGGCGCAAGGCACGGCCCAGGAATTTCCGATCGCCTTGTAGCGCGGGCCGTCGGGGCATTCCTCCGCTGGCCTATTCTTCCAGGGGATGCACGTCCAGTCGTCCGGGAATCCCTGCAATCGTTCCCCCTCGCGAGGGGTGATCCGACGGACTAGCAACGGCGGGTTATACACCGCGTGTGGCCCCTTTGCCACTAGGGTGTCCATAGTTTGGGTCTCCTCGATGTGCGGAGCGTATTGGGCGTTGACGCCCTGGTTGAACGCGGCGCGATCGATCACGATTGGCTGTAGCACGGCAGGGAAACGATTCTTCTCTGGCATCATCTGGCCTTTGGCAAGCACGGCGTCGAGCGTCTGGCTTACTTGGCCTCCGTCCCACCAGCATCCTCGATCACCTTCTGCAATGCCGTCATAAGTCTTTCGGGCATTTGCTTTTGCTTTGCCTTGAACCTCCGAAGAATCCCCGCACAGGCTTTCGGAGAAAGAAAGAACCGCTGTTGGAGGTCGCCAGTCTCCAGCACCTGTGACAGGGTCACGGTACGCGCATAGCCAGACCCGGCGCCTTCGTTGTGGGACTCCGAAGTGAACAGCGTCAAGGACACGGTAGGCCCACCCATACCCGATGTCCCCCAGCGCCGTGAGGATGGCTCCAAACGCTGATCCTTGTTGAGCAGTAAGGACGCCGGGGACATTCTCCCAAATGAACCACTTGGGTTTAAGGAATTCAACAAGTCCAAGGGTGACGAGGGCCAGGTTACCACGCGGGTCATCCAGTCCCTTTCGGAGGCCCGCGCAACTGAAGGCTTGGCAGGGGCTTCCTGCGCAAACAACGTCAACTGTTCCGGGGACGAGTCCCCACTCTTTCCATTTCGTGATGTCGCCATAATTAGGTGTGTTGGGAAAACGATGCTTGAGGACGGCGCAGGGGAAAGG